TTAATAAGTTCTCTGATTTTTCATTTGAGAGACAACTGATTAATGTTAATCCTATAACCCAGCAAAAGTATAATGTTGCAGGTGTCTTGGAACCATATACTCTTTAAAAAGGATTCCAGTATGATGCTATAACAACTAGTGGTGATTGTGGGTCAATTATAGTTTTGTATAATACTAAAGTTAGAGGTAAGATTTTGGGCTTACATGTGGCTGGCGACCGCAATAGGCACCATGGCTATTGTGAACTTGTATCTAGCGAGTCTCTTAAACAATTTGTACCACGTGTTCAGCCGCAAGCTAAGATTACAACTTGTGATGATGATCCTGCAATTATACTACCTGAGGGCAATTACACTTATTATGGCTCAGTTCCTGCTGGTTCAGCTGTATATCCAACTACAAAAACAGAAATTAAGCCTTCAGTTATTCAGGGCGCAATTACCGCACCAATTACTCACCCTGTCGATATGAATAAAAGAGATTATCCAGAGGTTATTTCGAGATTTTTCCATACAACACAGCCTATTAACCCATCTGTCAAATCTGTTCTGTTGCAAGATGCATTTGATAATGTTGATGCATTGAATGGCTTTCGTATGGGTGTTGTTAGTGAATATGTGGCAATTAATGGTGATAGTAAATTTCCATATTGCGAGCGAATGAACATGTCTACATCTCCTGGACTCCCATATAAGAAGTTAAAAGCCGGTAAGGGAAAGAGTATGTTTTTCAGGCAGGATGAGGTTGGCAATTATATTGTAAATGACGTTTATTTGCGTACTGCCATCGATAACCGTATACTTATGGCTCAACAGGGTTTGAGTGCACCATCAATGTGGATGGATATACCTAAAGATGAGAGGCGTAAACCTGAGAAGAAAGTTAGAATGATTATCACTCCACCTTTGGATTATCAGATTGTGTTTAGAATGTACTTTTTAGATTATATTGTCGCTTATTATAACTCACGACTTAAGAATCATTCTGCTGTTGGGATCAATCCATATAGTTTGGACTGGACTGATTTGATGCATAAATTGCAAGCTAATTCGGATGTTGGAGG